AGAAGTATTCTTTAGTGTGAGTCCTAAACTGTTTACAGTATCAGGTGAGAAAACAGAGAAAGCAATTAAACCTGAGAACGTAGCAGAATACTACAAGCTGTCCAAAGCAGGACAGTTAAAATTTGTGGTTGGTTCCGCAGACAGAGAATGGGATGAAATGGAAATGACCATACAGAAGTTCCGAGATGCTGGTGTTGAGTGGCCAGTATGGGTTATGCCCACAGGTGCAAGAGAAGAAGAGCAAACAGCAGGTGCTGGTAAGGTGGCAGAGAAGGCATTCAAGAGAGGCTACAACGTGGCGGCCAGAGTCCATGTGTATCTATTTGGTAATGCAATTGGCACATAACAGTAGACTAATTAATAAAAATAAGGTATAATAGTATTATGAAAGTTAAAAAAGCAACAAAGACAACTATTAAGAAAAAGAATCTTAAGGACAAAAAAGGCAAAAAGAAAAGCGAAGAGCCAGAAGTTAAAGTTCTTAATCTTAATGTAAACCCTGAGAATCCTAGAAATGGTTTCTTTGAGCTAGACTGGAATCCCGAATTTGTAAACATGTTAAAACAATCTGGATATCAAGGTGAGAGCGAAGAAGAGATTGTTGACAAATGGTTCCAGACACTGTGTCAGACTATCGGCAATGAGCAAGGGCTAGACGTTAATGCTTCGGGTTATGTAAAAATGACTAGGAGAGATGACGGCAAGACTGAGGTGTCGTAATGACACACATATTAGTAGATACTGCAAACACATTCTTTAGAGCAAGACACGTTACAAGAGGCGATACCTCTGAAAAAATAGGCATGGCTATACATATCATGTTTGCATCTATTAAAAAAGCATGGGGAGACTTTGATGGATCTCATGTTATATTCTGCCTAGAAGGTAGATCATGGCGTAAGGATCATTATGCACCCTACAAGAGAAATAGGAAAGAAATGGCCGATGCAATGACTGAGAAAGAGAAAGAAGAGAATGATGTGTTCTGGGAGTGCTACGATGACTTTACAGACTTTATTAGAACTAAAACAAATGTCACCGTATTACAAAATAAGAGAGTAGAAGCAGACGACCTTATTGCACGTTGGATTGACAAACACCCTGATCAGAAACATGTGATAATAAGCACAGACAAGGATCTGAATCAACTTGTTAACGAGAACGTCAAACAGTACAACGGTGTCAGCGAAGTTACAATGACACATGAGGGTTGGTTTGAGAGAAACGGCAATCCAGTTATAGACAAAAAATTAAAAGCACCTAAGCCGGCACCTGATATAGAATGGCTTATATTTGAGAAATCAATGAGAGGTGACCCTAGTGATAACATTTTTAGTGCATACCCAGGTGTGAGGACAAAAGGTACAAAAAACAAAATAGGATTAACCGAAGCATTTGCAGACCGTAAAGAAAAAGGATACACATGGAACAATCTAATGTTAAGCAAATGGGTAGATCATGACGGAAAGGAACACAGAGTAATGGATGATTATGAACGTAATAGATTTTTAGTAGACCTACATGCACAACCCGAAGCAATCGTAGAAGAGATGGATAAAACAATAAGTGACGCTATTACAGAAAATAAAAGCATAGATCAAGTTGGAATCAGATTCATGAGGTTCTGTGGCAAGTATGATTTAAATAGAATTAGTGAGCAGGCACAACTATATGTTGAGCCTTTTAATGCGAGGTTAGGATCATGACAGTAAGAGCAAAGACATTAGTCAAAGACAAGTTCTGGATAGTTGAGCAAAACGGCCAAAAACTAGGTACCCTACAGAAACAACAAGACAACGGTTGGATCTTCCTCAGCAAACAGCAAAGCAAAGAAGTGTTCCACACACAGGAGAGCCTGTTCACAAAGTTTGGATTTGGAATGTTTGATGAATCAAACATTAAAGTAAAAGAGACACAAACAGATAATTTTGATGTTCATGGATTTCCTTGTGCCCAACATCCATATAATCCGATGTTTGATGTACAAAAGAAATTACCCGTGTACACAAAAACACCAAAAAGCAAAAGTCAATTTGCGGCAGGATATTATATCATATGTTTTGAGAAAGGATGGAGAAAAGCATACTGTCCTAAAATGATTACACTGTCTAGATACGAGTTTCAAGGACCAATGAAGAGTAAATTAGAAATGCAACAGGTATTAAATGACGCAGTCAAAAAATTCCAAGATACAAACTAGGCCAATTGAGGACTTGATCGGCAGAATCAGAGTCCTACGTCAGCAAGGCCAGAAGCAAATTGTGATCCCAGCCGGAGAGGCAGACAAATTAGCTGACTCATTGACCCAGGTTATGACACGAATGGTCACCATACAAGAAGAAATCATCGAAGCACTCAAGTCAGCCAGAGAAGCTCAGACCGTTTCTATTGAGATGGACGGCGGCGAGTTCTCAGACAAAAAATAATCTTTCAGTTAGACGCATATGGCGTCCTTCTAGATTACGATCATTATAGCATACAATACAATTTTTGGTAAATACTGTTATAATATGAGCAGACCAAAACCTACAGTGTTATTACAGCACAGCAACAAAACCACCTTCAAAATGGACGAGGTCCTAGCGGCCGAGGGCATTTGGGCAGTATTCTACGATGGAAAACCCATCAACCTCAAGTCATCCAGCTTGGTTGCAAACTATCCTGGACCAAAATACAAGAAAGTTTCTTTTTCAAATCCAGGTCACGCAGAGAATCTAGCAAAGAAACTGAACACACAACACAACACCGACAAGTTTGGTGTGTACATTTTAAAAACCGGCGACAAGTTTACTAGATAATTAACTGTATGGATCGTAAGACAGCATACACTCATACCTTCATGGGCCTATTGGACCAAACCATACATGATGAAACAGTCAAGACCAATTACTTCACTTGGTGGCAGAATGTGAGAGAGAACTATCAGTCTAGATCACTTAGACTTACCAAAATAGGCTTTAAGGTGTTAGAAGAAATAGATCTTAAGACATACACCATCAAATTCCCACAGAAGATCATATTCACACCCCAAACATACCTCTGGTTGGATGAGTTCGTTGATTGCCCATACTTCGTGGACAAGGCAAAGATCATAGTGACCATGGAAAAGATGGCTCTACAGCTCATGTTATTTGCCGGAGATGTGACAAAATACGGTCTAGCACGAGCAATGAGCAAAATGGAAGACCAAGAAAACCAATAAAACTGCGACTTTTAGCACACAATTACCAGGTTGACGTGCATTCTGATGATGTTATAATGATACTATAAACATTTTAACAGGAGTGTACAAAATGGCAAGAGCAAACAAAAATAAAGAAGCGGCAATAGGCAGTCAAAATAGAACTGTTGGTCCGAATGAGGCAAAATCAGCACTAACACATTGTATCAAATTACAGAGACCCATAATGATGTGGGGAGCACCAGGTATTGGTAAATCAGATATAGTTAAACAGATTGCAGATGCAGAAGGCAGAGAAGTTGTTGATATTAGACTTCCTCTATGGGAACCTACAGACATTAAAGGTATTCCATATTACAATGCAAAAGAGAACAACATGGTTTGGGCAAGTCCGGCAGAACTGCCAACTGATCCCGAGTCAACTTCAATTGTATTCTTAGACGAGTTAAACTCGGCGGCACCGGCTGTACAGGCGGCGGCTTATCAACTTATCCTAAACAGAAGAGTGGGACAGTATCATTTACCCAAAGGCGTTTCAATTGTAGCGGCAGGTAACAGAGATTCAGACAAAGGTGTCACTTACAGAATGCCGGCTCCGTTGGCAAACAGATTTGTTCACATAGAATTGAGAGTGGACTTCGAAGACTGGATGCAATGGGCAACTACTAACCACATACATCCTGATGTTGTAGGTTATTGCACATTCGCAAAACAAGATTTATACGATTTTGATCCTAGAGGTAGTTCTAGATCATTCGCAACTCCAAGATCATGGAGTTTCGTTTCCCAACTTCTATCAGATGACCTGCCAGAAAGTACGCTCACTGACCTCGTTGCAGGTTGTGTAGGAGAAGGACTGGCTGTTAAGTTTATGAATCATCGTAAAATTAGCGGTCAGTTACCAAACCCATCTGAGATATTAAGCGGTAAGGTAAAAGACCTTAAGACTAAAGAGATATCAGCGATGTACTCTCTTACAGTTTCTTTGTGTTATGAATTACAACAGGCACACGAGAAGAAAGAAAAGACTTGGAATGAACAAGCGGACAGGTTCTTTAACTACATGATGGACAACTTTGAAACAGAGTTGGTTGTTATGGGTGCGAAGATTGCCTTAACAAATTACAAACTTCCGTTTGATCCTAGCAAGTTAAAATCATTTGATAGGTTCCATAAGAAGTTTGGCAAGTATGTCATTACTGCTATGGAGTCTAAATAGTGTCAACATACAAAGATCAATTAATTATAGACAAGCTAGTCACTGGAAGGATTGCTTTATTATTGAAGCACCCTTTCTTTGGCAACCTTGCTACTAGACTTAAACTTGTAAACGCAGACGACTGGTGTCCAACAGCAGGTACAGATGGTAGACATTTTTTCTACAATACAAAGTTTATAGATTCACTTACACCCAAAGAAACAGAGTTCTTGTTTGGTCATGAAGTGTTGCACAATGTATTTGAACACATGCTTGTAAGAATAGGCGACAGAGATCCACAACTTTGGAACATAGCGGCGGACTATGCTGTTAACCAGATATTGAAAGATTCTAATATCGGTGACATGCCCAAAGGTAAGAAAGGTGAGAACAAAGGCTTCCAAGACGACAAGTACAAGGACTGGGCTTCAGAAAGAATTTACGATGACTTGTTTAAAACTGCCAAGAAGAACGGTAAGAAGTTCTTAGAGAAACTAGGCGAGCTTATGGACGATCACCAGGAGTGGGGAGAAGGCGAAGGTGAAGGCAAAGGTGGCGATAAAGCTAACACGCCAGGTAAGGGTAAACCCATATACACCAAAGAAGAACTTAAAAAAATTAGAGACGAAGTTAAAGAAGCAATGGTAAGTGCGGCACAGTCAACAGGTGCTAGTAATTTGCCGGGTGCATTACGAAGATTAGTTAGTGATCTCACAGAACCTAAGATGGACTGGAGAGAAATATTACAACAACAGATAATGAGCACTATCAAGTCAGACTATACTTGGATGAGACCAAGTAGAAAATCATGGCATACATCTGCTATACTTCCAGGACAAGCTAACGATGAGATGATCGATATATGTTTGGCTCTTGATGCTTCAGGTTCTATTAGTAATGAGCAGTGTAGAGAGTTCCTTACAGAAGTTAAAAACATAATGGATCAGTACAAAGACTTTAGAATACATTTATGGTCATTTGATACAGAAGTTTTTAATCCTGTTGTGTTTACCCCTGATAACTCAGAAGAATTAATAGAATACGAACTAGGCTCAGGTGGTGGTACAGAATTTGAAT